CACCAGACGTTTTGTCAAACTGTATCGAAAAATTAAAATTAAAAACGCCGGGGTTTTGAATCAAAATTTGCGACGTTGTGGTTCCTCGTCTAACCCCTACGCCATACGCTGTCGTATTGAACGTAATAGGATAGGCGGTATTTATTGCCGCCGCTGTTTGCGTAGTTGTGTCGTAGAACATGCCGTAGTTCGGCGTATTCAGCGGCAGTAACGGAGGCGCAATTTTCAACGCGTCAATTTCTTTTTGTAGCTCTGGGATAGCATCTTCTGTCGTCGCCGCCAGCGCCGGGGTCAACTCTAAGTCGGCAGTCGTGATCTGCGTCGTGCCACCGCCCGTTAATTGGAACTGGTTATTGAGAAACCGGAACCACTCACGGGAAATCAACCCCGTCCGCTCGTCAATGAACGGTACGCGTGGGGCTGGAATGTTGGTCGTATTGTCAACCATTACGCGTCAGTCGGGCTAAGTTGTAGCTCCGCTCCCATAATGGCAACAATTACCGGATCAGTTCCCGATACCTCATAAACTCGGTCACGAGACTTCATTGTTGCGCCGAGCCGACGCCAGATGACGCGGGTTTCAGTTGCACCAATCGCGCCGACATCGCGCCAATACTCGTTGCTCCAAGTGTGACCGCCATCGTCAGACCAGCGCAGCATAACTTGCGGATCAGAACCAATGTTGGCCCCAATCGTTGCAAATATAGAACTTGGCTCGGTATTCGGTGAGACGGCTTGTTCTGTCTCCAGTTCTAGCAACGTCTCAGTTGCCAGAATCTGATCGAGCGCAGAACTTGACTCATCCCCCGACAACCCAACGCCCGTTTGGCAATCTAGCTGCAACTGGTGATGGATCGTTCGAGTAAGGTTGTTTTGCCCGGTGGGCAGCGCACGCCATCGACGTAGCCACTTTTGAACGACGTTATCATCCAAATAAGTCGCCAAACTAAACTCGTAGAGATTGCCGTTTTGGAAATCGCCTACGGTTGGATTACCGTTAAACGGCGCATGGCAGTTCGAACGATGTCGGCGGTATTCGCCGTTAACAAGCGCAGCACGTTCGTGCCACGAACCTGTCGCGGCGTCATACACCCATGTGGTTTGCGCACTCGGAAAAATAAGTACGTAAAACGCATGGCCGTCTTGCTGGTAGGTATATGCCAGCGCATCCGACATGTTGTCGTATTGCTGGATCGCAAACTCTACGGCGTGAGTCGATACACGCACACCCTGATAGCCTTGGGCGCGATAGACGATGCCTTGACCTCGTGCGTCGGCTCCAAGCCAAAACACGCTGTTATCGAGTTTGGCTACGCTATACGGGGCAATACATCCGATTTCGTTGTATGCACCTTGGATACGCTCAAGCGGGAAATCGGGGTTGCCCGAGTTGTACCAGACTTCAACTGAGTTGGTGCCAAACAGCCACGCCTCGCGGTGGTCGATGATGATTGATACCAGCCCGTCAGGCGAGCCTTCGGCACTGGCAAAATCAAGCGGATCAACAGACAAACCGTCTAAAAGCTGCGTTACCCAGATACGCTGGCTATTGGGTTCGTTGAATACAAAGTACCCATCCAGATACCCGACTGTTACCGCGCCAGGAAAATCTGGGTCAGTAATTTGCTGAAACGCATTTGTGGTGTAGTTGTAGATGAAACCATCTGGGTTACACGCGACAAACAACTGAAAGCCGTTATCAGCCATCGACACCGGGCCAGTGCCGGTAATGTTGCCGAGCTTGGTGATCGTAATGTTAGGCGTAACCTTAAAAAGCTCACTGCCCGAAGCAACATATAGGTTGTTATCAAAACTCCACAGCCCACGAATCGGCCCTTGACCGACCGAAGCGATCAGCTTCATGCCGGGGCATCGCTGTAGGTAAGCAGGCTCCTTACCGCCCTCGGGTATAACTTCGGGATACAAATTGACCATGCGTGCGTCTGCCGCGTTAGGGCTACGCACGACATAGGATGAGCCGAGGATCGGCGTCTTCATGGATTAAGCGACGGTCGCGCCGTTATTCGACACGATCCACCAATCGGTGCCGAGAAACTGCAACAACACGCTCTCGCCCACGGCGTTGAACGTAATCGTCGTGCCGTTACCAAAGTTGGTCGGCGTCAATATGCCGGTGTCCGCTCCTGCGGCCTCTGCGACGTATACGATGGCCTTAAACTGACCCGCTACACCGTCAGCCAGCGTCAGCGCATCGCCCGTGCCGGTAGAAGTAAACGCGGTCGTAAAGGTCGTGACGTTCACCGCGCCAGGGCCAGAAAGCGATTGCACACTGCCGACCACTGCGCCAGAAAAAGTCTGGGTGCCGGTAAATGTCTGTGCCGCATCCGTTCGAGCAATTGTTGCTGACGTGGACGGAAACGTCATCGTCGTCGCATCAGTGCCCGCAAGCGTGATGGAGTTGTTGGCCGTCAGCGTCTTGCCATTGGCAATCGTCAACGTCGCACTCGTCGCCGGAGCGGTAATCGCAACCTTGTTAATGCTCGTCGCTACTGCAACGCCAAGGGTCGGCGTCGTCATCGTCGGGTTCGTCAACGTGGCGTTCGTAAAAAGATTGGTATTCGTAATCTTTTTAGTTAAGCCACTTTGCACCAAAACGAACTGATCCGGCCCCGTCGTTGACGAGGTAGCCGGAAGGTTCGCAATCGTAATTTTGGTTGCCATGATTAGTAGTTTCCGGCGTAAATGTTGTAACGGTTACGACGCGCCATCAGGCTGTACGGCATCGCCATCACGTCATGCGGGTTGTTGATGCGCTTCAAGTCGCGCTTGCTGTACATCGCAATACGGCGCACGTCCGGGGGCGGCGCAACACCAAACTCCGGCGCAAGTTCGAGCGCAAGGTTGTAGCGGAACGCACGCAGATATCCCGGCGGAAACTCTAGATTGGTCTCAAGAGTCGTCGGGTTGGCAAGACGCTGAACCGATATAAAGTGAAACTCTAACAGTCTGCTCGGCACCGGATATACCGACAACGTAATGTTCGGAAACGTATTGTTTACAAACATGACTTGCGGGTACGTACTCGTCACCGTCTTGACTGCAATGTTGTTGTATTGCAGTTGGTTGATAAACTTGATGCCATACGCCACGTTCGTAGACGGGTCACGGAAAAACGTGGAGTCGTCTAACAGAATAGGGCGCTGCGCAACCGGCGGGTTGCCATCTTCAAGCGCAAGGTAATCATCTCCCTGCGTGATGATCGGCACTTCGCTTTGTGTGCCAAGCAAATACAAAAAATCGCCCGTGGGTCCAAGCGTTTGAATACGCGCTCCCGGCGGCCACATGTAAGTTTGATCTTGCGTACAGAACACCGACAAACGTTCGGTATCCCAGCTTTCAATCATCTGGTTCATCGCAACCAGATTGTCCTGGTACACGGCTTCAGGCAGCACGTTACCCGAGTTAACCAACCCAAGAAGCCTGTGTGCGCCGCCTAACAACTCACGTACTGTTGCCATATCTCACCTCAAATCGGCGGCATGTTAAACGTAGTATTCGTATTAGGTACGTTATCGGTCTTGTTAACCGGCAACGGCTGAATGTTCGTGCGAATAAGGCTATCAAGATCGGCACGCAAGTTTGCCAGAATTTCCGGCTTCACTTGTGATCCGTACTCAGGCGCAAGTTCCATCGCAAGCGACAACTCAAGCAACCGCTGATAACCTGGCGGTAGATACTGCGTTGATAACAACCCGGAATACCGAGAGATCATCTTCTCTGCTTTGATAAAAATAGAAATTGCAGCGTTCGGCGTTGGGTACAACAACACTTGCCCGTAGGGTGTGTTGGGCCGATACAACAGCTTCGTCGGCGTGCCTGCCGTCGATTTAGCGACAATGTTCGTCCAATACTGTTCCGTAATCAGCGCAAGCGGCGTGTCAACATTGCCAGCCCGCACAAACGCGCCAACAATACGAATCGGTCTTTGCGTCACCCAGTTTGCAGCGGGGGACGCGTCAGGATCGTTGCCGATGGTGTATGTGTTTTGCGCGTTTACAAGCGAGAACTGCTCAGATTGCGTGCAAAAATAATACTGCGGATTGGCCGCATACGAATCAATAATCGAGTTTAGGCTGTAAAGCGAATCTTGGGCTTCAGCCGAAGTTGGCACTTCACCAGCCGCAAGCAGGCCCAACAACCGCATGGACTTGTTGATAATGTCCTGCGCAGTAATAGCCATTATCCGGCCCTCTAATCGTTAGACGCCGACTTCCGCCGACGTGTTTTCAATGCGTTCCGTGACACAGAATTCTCCGACGCCGACATTTCTGCCGACGCCGGAGCTTCCGTTTCATCTTCAGATGGGTCGAATTCTTCCCATCCCTGCTCCATATCCTCTCGCGCTTCCAACCACGAGATCGCTATTTTCGTCCCATGTTTGTAGTGACGGAGATAGATATTCGGCATATTAGGCCACCGTAAAGTTCAACGCGTAAACCGGGAACGTCACCGTATTTGCAAGCGTGCCGGTTGCGGCAGCTCGAATACGAAGACGATCACCCGCAGCAACAACAAGATTTGCTGCCGTGCCGTTCAACGAGAGAACACGTCGAGCGTTTGCGGTTAGCGCAGTGCCACCCGTCGCCTTAGTCGTGTTGGCATCAGTCGCCGCCAGCATCGCTGCGGTGCCCGATCCAGACGTACCAAGGTTCGTGATGGAGAACGTAATGTAATTGCTGTCGTTAGCCGCCAAAGTATCCGTGCCAGAAAACCACGCGGCCGACAACACGCCTGCCGCCGGAGCAATAACAACAACATCGCTGTTGCCAGTCGTTGCAATCGTCGCGCCCTGCTGAGAAGCAGAAAATCCGCTGCGCACGTTTGAATTAACGAGCGTAGTGGAATCAAGCGTGCCACCAGTAATGGTAGTGCCAGCCGTCAACTCCGGGTCGGAAAATGCAACACCAATCGCCTTTGTATTAGGCATATCAATACTCCTTTAAGAAGTGCCCCCGGCGGTTTGACCCGCCGGGAGCGTTGCTATTAGCCGAGGCGGTAGCAAGTCCAGGCCGCATCGCCGGTCTTGCGGGCGCGGAAATGAGCCGACGTGCCGTCAGCCACCTCTGCAGAACCCACAATCGTCCAGCCCGTGCCTGAGAACGTAATGTCGTTGCCGCCATCGTCACCGAGGTTGATGCAGTAAAAGTCGAACGTGCTACCCACTCGGGCGCTCGACACCGCTTCGTCAACATCAGCCGCATCAGCAAACGAATACGTGCCCGCGCTAGTGCTGC